ACTTGTGCTGGTAATTCCATTAGTAAATTTTCCATTAGTTTTTCTCCTTTAATTTGTCAACATCTTCAGCAAGATCACTCAATCTATCAAAGAGGTGTGTAATATCCCCTTTAATATCAGATACAGATTTTTCAAGACGTGCAAGTTCTGGAAACACATCATCCATCTGAGCTTCTGCTACTTCCTTTTCTGTTGGTTCCATAATTAAACCTCGATTAATGTACCGAATGATCTACGAATCTCACGGAGTTTCTCAAGGTTCATATCCTTGGTTCCTCCATCATAAGCATGAGCATATCCTTCAGTGATCATCTGTTCATTGAGAGATACCTCTTCTTCATTTATATAGCACCAACCCAAAAGGCGGCCATACTTACCCTGTCCCCCTACCAATTCAGTTCTGATGGTAAGTTCATCACCATCACCAGCAATAGTATCCTCTAACTTCTTCTTCAACCAATTAGTAGCATCTATTCCTAGTGCCTTTTCTTCAAGGTTTCTGGTTCTTTTCTCTGGAGTATCGACTCCCGCAATTCTAACTCGTTCTTTTTTGTAAAGATCGAATCCAAGATCAATGGTAACATCAATCGTATCTCCATCCAATACTTTGTCTATTGTCACCACTCGGAAATTGTAGCAGCTCTTCCTGCTCGGTGGGGTCATTGCTCCCATTAAAAAATTCTGCAAGTGCATTATTTATATCAAATTCAGGGTCCTTTATACTTTGTTCCAATTCCCATTGCCTCATCTTATTCATCCAATTATTAATAGTCATAGAATTATCAGGCAACATCCCATCATATGGTTGCTGTCTTTCTATCTCAAATGCATCTGCTGGTGCTGCAAAATAACCTGCACCAATAAAAGCAAGTGCTATTGATCCAAGCAGACCAATAGCAGCAACTACCTTCTCATTCGCACGGACACGATGAGTAAGTTCTTTTTGTTTTTCAATTAAAGAATCAACCTTCGCTTGAAGGACTGCTATCTGCACCTGCGGTTTCATTAGACTCAAGGTATGCCATCCTCATTATATAGTAAATTGACCAAGAAACACCACCCATTAAGATTCCTACCATAATGTTAACGCTCTGAACAACTTCTTGCATTAGCTTACGTGAATAACTCCTTTCATACCAGCACCAGCATGAGGTTCACATTGAAACTCATAATCTCCAGGTTGGTCGAAAGTAACTGTAAAACTTTCTCCACCCGTAAAAGCCAAATCTGGATGTGATAATTCTGGATGGTCTGCTACTACAAAATTATGTGGAGGTAGGTCTCCATTAGTAATAGTAACTGTTTCTCCTGCGGCAATACTAATCTCATTTGGTTCAAAGACTAGGTTCCCACCAGATCCCATTTGAATCTCTGCTGCATATGCCATTCGTGGCATCAAGATAACTGCTGCGGATATAAGCATTATCCACAGAGTTCTTATAAATGTTGTCACCTTATTGAACTGAATAAATTCCCCTCATTCATTATAGCATCAATTTTGTTTGGATGGGAATATAGATATGGAACGTCTTGTACTGCCTGATTTCTTGCTGAAAAAGCATCCTCTGCGTATTCGCAAATTGTCTGATGATGCTGTGTTTCGTCTAAGTATTGAACTGTGTAATGAGACACGATTTAATAGCCGTGGGCTCGCATAATTGTGCAAATATTTAGTTTACTTATAGGTATTATTAACTATTATTATGTTGACTTACTGACTGAGTGAGGAATTACTCACCAGGACCATAGTTAGGATCAAGTAGATATTTATGCCACCACCAACAAACACATAAACACCAGAAATCCCACAAATATAACTTGTGTAAACACAGTCATAAAGAACATACCAAAAGTATTAGTCTTCTTCATCCCATCTTCCTTGAATATGTCCCACAAACAGATAGAACCATACCACACCCATAATCATAATAGCCATTACTCTAAGAGAACTAGGAGAAAGATCTATCATCTTATTTTCTCAGAACCCCCTTGAAAATTCTCTGATCCTCCAGTCCATGGATTATGTTTTTCCGTAGCTATTTCATACATCTTCTGATGTATGGTCTTCTCTTCCTCTATCTTATCTGGTTTTTCAATAAACCAATCACTATCTTCATAAGGAGGTTCATACTCAGATGGAGCATAATCATCATCAGGATGATACTTATTGTTAGTAGCAATAGGCATCCTATCTAGAGGATTATCAAACCATTGATCAGGATCACCACCAAGATTATTCACCATTTTTTTCACTTAATAGAAAATCTAAGATTTAAAAAATAACTTATACAAAAAATAGTAGCACAAACCAAAACTAATTGCATCATAATAGAATAGCGCCAATAATAAATCCTTTTGTGAATGAGATACAAACAACTTGATAGTCGGTTAGTCCCCACTTATCTTGACACTTCTTTATGAGTGCCTTGTCCCATTCTACCACCTTATTAAAGGCGCCTTTGATTTTGTTCATTTTTCTATACAGTAGGTTTAGGGGGATCGTTCTTTGGATCAATACTTCCAGGAATATCAGCAGCAATAATCTTTAATGGAAGTTGTTCAATTCTAATTGTCTGAACTGTTCCACCAGCACCACCACCATTAGCAGCAGCCTTAGCAGCAGCATCCATCTTCATAGTTCCATCACCTTTCTTAGATGCTGTCTGAATTCCAAAGCTAGCTAAAACTCCTGTAAAAACTGAGGCTATAAATGTCGGATCAATTTTCTGAGTGGGTACTCCAGGAATGGCAACATAATTTAATGTTAATATTCCTCCAGACCACACAAGAACGCCAAGTCGTACAAAGGTACTGATGATTGCTGCCTGTTCTGAGGCATCAGGGAGAAGGGCATCCTTTGCTTTACCAAGAAAACCTTTCTCCTTTTCCTCTTTCTTCTCTTCTTCCTTTACTTCGTCGGACATAAGTAGGGGAACAACTTTCTTTATTTAGTTAGAGGTTCTCTTCTTCGCCCAATTTAATCTTACAATCAGAAGTAGGATAAGCAACGCAAGTAAGAACAAACCCATCTTCCATTTGATCATCATCAAGGAATGATTGCTCTGACTGATCTACTGTACCTTCTAATACCTTACCAGCACAGGTAGAACATGCACCAGCTCTGCAAGAATAAGGAGCATCAGCACCTTCTTCTTCTGCCTTATCTAAAATATACTCATCATCGGGACATTCAAATGTAGTTTCAAGTCCTTCAGCGTCGATAACTGTGACCTTATATGATGCCATACGTAATAATCCTTACAAATCTTAGGTATATATTATTATATCATACCTAGAGATCCTGCTGCAACCCCTACAGTCAGCATACCAAAAAATTCCACTAATCCCATAGAATGGGGTGGAATTGTAATGAGTATACTATTTAAGAAAGTACTGACCAACATCGAAATAAAAATATACGCCTACTGTTGAAAAGAAAAATAGTTGATACATTTTATGCGCCTGAGGGAACTGGAACCGGCACTGGTTCCATAGATCTTACTCCTTTACCCCCACCAAAATCATCATCGTCATCATCATTAAATCCACCACCCATAGCAAAATAAAATCCCAACACAATAAGTACCGGAAAGAATGGGAAAAGTAGTGCCCAAACTGGTGATACTGCTTCTGTTGTGGTTATTAATTCACCCATTTGTTTTGATTTGAGGATAAAGTTACTAGTAATTATTTAGTTTTGTTAAGTCTTAAAAAAGGAATATTCCTTGTGATTGCCAAAAGGTATGGACAGCAGGATTGTGAAGGTACTGGCGATAAAATTCCAATACTATCATCGACACAACCCATACCATACCTGTGTCTCTAAGGGACCAAAGAGTGGTCATCAAAAAAGACCAGGAATGATTTGACCAGTGGTTACATATGCACCCACTGCAGCAACGAATCCTATCATTGCCCAACGGCCATTAGTACGCTCTGCCCTAGTAAGTTGGTCTACCTGATCAATTACTTCTAGTGGAGGCTCTGAAGCAAAAACATTTTGGCGTCCGCCGTCTTCTGTTGTAACTGTGGAGGAGGAAGTCATTATTTTGTAAAGAAACATTACATAATTATATATTAAATATTAAATCTTGTCTAGGGGTTTATACTCATTTCCTCACCAATCATCATCCTGCTCTATCCTTTCTAAATGTTCTTTATTCTGCATACAATATCCATGCACATCCATTTCCATCCTCAAATGTGCCAGAGTATGAAGTGCCTCTATCATCAGAAGAATACATCCTATAAGCACAGGCATCATCCATAAAGGATGAGTAACTACTTCTCCTGGTGTCCTTTTCATGAGAACAGTGCAGTATAAAAATATGTATGGTAGTTTCCTATCGCCGCTAATCCTGAAACTACCAAAGGGGATTACCGCAGTCAGTATTTCTCTGACAATATATTATAGCATAAAAAAAGGGTCCCATTGGGACCCCTTTGATGTTATCTGATTAATATCAGAAGTTGTACTTAACTCCAAGCTTACCACTGAAGTCAACAATGTCATCACCAGAGGAATCTTCCCCAGTGATACCAGCGATCTCTCCATATACGTCAGCACTGTCAGCAACAGCAACAGAAACTCCAACCTTACCAGAGATTTCAGTTTCAGTGTCATCAGAAGAATCTGTATGAACGAAACCAGGACCACCCTGAACATAGTAAGATACCTTACCATCTTCTGTTCCACCATCGAAACCGAAGTGAAGATCAGTTGTAGCAGTTGTATACTCGCCATCTGGGTAAGAAGCATTAGCTTCTAAGTTAACGTAAGGACCTGCAAAAGCAGCGCCAGCGAATAGAGGAGCAGCCAAAACAGCTGCGATTAAAGGTTTAAACATTTTTTTGGTTTAGTGTCTCGCAAGCCTTAAAAAAGCCCGCGGATGATAGAACTCTCGACTGAGTTCTTGTTACATTCTACGCAGGGTACGATTATTTCGGGCCTTTGTCATGTAAAGTTATTTATCAATCGTCACATCTCTAATGTGACAGTTTAAGTATACTCCAATATAAATTTCTTGTCAACACTATCCCTGGGGTTGATTAGATGGATTAACCACTCTCCCTAGATAAGGATCAAAATCCATCCTATCTTCTATACTCATATCAGCACCTGAAGTAGTCCAATAATTATTTTGAACACTAAAGTTTCCTTTATGGAAAACCTCTAGATGTTCTGGATGTATAGTGGATCCTAATTCAATTCTATACAATAAGAGCGGGACAGAATAAGTATTACCTGAATTATAAAGAAGATCGTCAGCAACTGGCCTAGGTCTCACACCATTATCCAACTTATATTTGTCCCCTCTACAATGAAGTCTAATAAGTTTCTCTGCATGATGCCTATTAATTATATAACAAGCAGTAGAGAATTCATTTACAAATCTCTTATGAATTTTGACATGCACATCTCCTGTACATATGATTGCTATCTGAACTACATCCCAATCATATGGAATCCTACAATAAAAATCTCTCCAAGAGAAATTCCAAAACCTTACTAGATCAAGACTAACATCATCCTCCATCATGATTGCATAGGGACTATCAGAAGTCTCCATCCAATGCTTAATTGCTTTAAGATGAGAAGTAGTACATCCAATCTCCCCCGAAGTCATGTTTTCAGGATACCTTCCCTTAATGATGCCACTTAGATCATCTTCTCTTCCATCATAAGCAGAAATTCTTTCATAATTTTTTACTTCCCAATACTCAAATTGGTCCTCCATATATTGCTTTCTCTCTGGTTGTCCATCCAGATTAACATAATATATGGGACCAATTCCCTGCAACTTGAAAGTTGATTTGTTCTTATCTAAGAGGGGATCCATTATAACTCAATCTTATAAACTTCTTCTGTTGGTTCTTCAAATTTTACTCTATCATAATACTTTTCATATAATTCATTTTTAATCTTACTAACTACAGCATATCCATCATTAATATAAACTTCCTTCCCATTATCCAACAGACTAAGACAAAGTTTATATTGTTGACTTTCCTCTAGTATATCAGTTCCTTCTTTATATGCAACATAATCAAAACAATAAGGAAGATTTTTATAATTTCTACTCACCACATAATCATAAAGGAATTGAGCATGGGCATCATTAAAATTATCAGTTGTCTCTCCCAGGTTATGCTTTACACCGAAAGTTTTTGCATAAGCAGCAAAGGCACGATTATCTCTGGGCAAACAAGGTCCACCAAATCCATATCCATATTTTAAAAATTTAGTACCAATTCTACTATCAGCACCAATAGCATTCAGTACTGATGGTATTTCATCTTCCATACCAGCCATAGTCATTACTTCTCCCACTAGATTAGCATAACTGATCTTAGTAGTAAGATAACAATTAACTGCCAACTTAACAAGTTCAGCAGCAGTGGTAGACATAAAACTAACTCTAGGTTCTTTATTAGGACCTTGAATATTATAGTAAAGTTTAACTAACTCCTCACGATATTTTCCTTCATCACCACCAATCAAAACCATATCAGCACTCCTAAGATCACTGATAATACTCCCCTGAGCAATAAACTCTGGGTTATAAAAGACAT